CCCGTAACGTATTTTGAGGAAACTCCCTTTGGGACTGCCCTCCATATACGTGGTATACCACTTTGGAAGACTCTCTTTAGAGAGACCAAAGAGTATGATCCCGACATCGCTTTTGCCGAATATCTCTCTGAGAGAGACGGTATAAAGGAACAGCCGGGTTGCTTTTGGGGCCTTGACGAAGTCACCGGTCGCCAAATCATGTACTGTGCTTGGAAAGATTCCTACGCATGGCCACATGTACGTGCAGAGTGTGTCCCTGAAATGGGAGACAAAGCACGATGGATAACTGCCTCAGAATACTGGGTCAATGTTATTCAAGCTCCATTCGTCCATATTCTTATCGACGCGATGAAGTATCATCCCTTTGTTTATTCCTCCTTTCATAGGCAGGATCAAGCATGGGAAGCACTAAGGAATCTTTGTAAAGCAAAGTATATTCCTCGTGTTCACGGATGTCTATCTAGTGATCTTAAAGATGCAACTAATAGTATCCGTCATCCAGTGGCTAGAGTTCTCTTAGAGGGCTTTATCACAGGATTTTGGGATGATCGAAAACTCGAAAATCCTTACTTCCAATTGGTTCTTGGACTTGTGTCCCCCCGATTGGTGTTTTTCGGACGAGACATGATTGAGTCAGTCTTGGCCGTTTTGGCTATCTTCATGGGCGAAGGCTTAGCGAAGGTAACTTTAACGCTTCTGAATCTATCAATAGAGCAGATGGCGTTTGATTCCTATACCCGGTCTAAGACTGAGTATTTTGAGAATCTGGACGTGTTCCCCTGGGTATCCTGGAGGGCTGTCCATATAGGTGGGGACGATCACATAGTGCTCGGTCCACTTATTTATTTAAGACTTATTACTGCTATCCACAAAAGTGTGGGATCTAAGATCTCAATTGATAAGCATGGCATAAGTCGTAAGTTCGTAAAATATACGGAACGTATAATTTACGTACGGAACTTCAAAAATGGTGTTAAGTTCTCAGAACTTGACAAACGTTTTGATGAATCACCCCTCATAGATGGTGTGAAAATACGCTTGCTTGAACGTGGAGAATCCACACAACTCAAGAAAGATCAACGAAACGTAGCCGTCGGAAAATCCGCGCAGTTACTTCGTACCATTGAGTGGTTACCACAAACAATGGGAATGAACAAGGTCCTTAGTATAAGGAACCTATTCATAAAACGGATGGGTAACCTAATTCCTAAGGAAAGGGTTGATCCGAAGTTATACGCCATGATCCATTTACCTTTGGTACTTGGAGGATGGGGTTTAGGCTTCCAGTCCGAGACTAAGTCTTGGATTATGAAGTCACCAAGGGTAGTCCGAAAGATTTTCGGCCTATTCCTTGCAAAAAGGGATGTTACTGAGCCGTTACGGCTCCTTAGCCATCTCAATAAAAATCCTTCTAAACGGGGTATCCCTGTCTTGAACGATTTTTCCGAGAAAATCTTATCATTTCTTAAAGAATATAATAAGATGACGGATTCACAAACTTGGGGTCGTGTTGTTGAGCAATTTCGACACAAGTTGGATGATTATGATCCAAGGCGATTTATCGACTTGTTTCGTGAACAAGGTTGGATTACACACGAAGAATTCGTGGATAATATCACCCGTGCCAATGTGTTCCAAGAGTTACTCTTGCAGCGTAAGCCTTTGGCTAACTTCAACACATTGAAATATACAGACGGTTTCAGAAAAATCTGGCCTAAGCTGAACGAACTCACAACTGGTTTCGAAGAACCCAATTGGGAGGACATCTCCGATAGACAGGTAAAAACTTGGATATCTGAGATGAGCGCGCCAATGTATATCAAAAGAGATACAGTGACGAGCTTTGATAAGGGTCATTGGGATCCCCAAGACCCTGATTCAGAATCTTTCGATTTCTTTGATGAAGAAATTGAGAAAGGTTTCTTATTGC